AAGATCAGCATTATCATCACCTTCATCGGAATATAGATTTATCTGAGCAGAGCCTCCTTCTGGACCTAAAACTGTTATTCCATTAGCCTGTGTAGTTAAAGTTTTAACGTTGTTGTAATAGAGTTCTACACCCTCAGTACTCTTGAATATAGCCATATTGTGGGCGGCACTGCCACCACCTTTAATATTAATATTGCTATTATTTGTTTGAATATTTAAAGGTCCAGTTCCATTTTCGTAAATAGTTGAGCTAGATCCATCATGGTAGATCTGGAGATCATTAGAAGCTCCTGCAAGAAACTTCCCTGTGTCTCCGTCTATTTTTATATTGGAATTTCCAGATGAAATAGTACCTGTTGTATCTAGCGTTCCAGTGACATAGGCACCTCCCGCAGTTGTATGGAATTTCTTATCGTTATCGTGATATAACTCTACGGCTCCGTTTTGAATTGCTTTAAGATAATATTCACTAGCACCTTCATCCATAAAATAGACGTTGCCACCTTTAATATAAAAATCACTAGTACCAGCGTTTGCAATAATAGGATGGTTATTTACTGCATCAATGTGGTTATAAGTTCCATCATGGAAGATACTTAGATCTCCATTTCCAAAAATCGCCTTAGCATTATCAGCAAATTCAAGAGCGTTATCTGACTTATCCCATACAACATTATTTGCTGCACCTGTCAGAGTGACATCACCATCAACAGTTAAACCAGTAAGCGTTCCAAGAGAAGTAATCGCAGATTGAGCAGCACCCGTAACAGTTGCAGCACTACCAGAAGCATTACCTGTGACGTTTCCAGTTAGGTTTGCAACGAACGCACTCGCCGACTTATCCCATAATCCATTGCTGGAATCCCCAGTAAAGGTGACATCTCCTGTGAACGTGCCACCAGCGAGAGGCATCAGCCTTCAATACTTGACCAGCAGTAGGAGCAACAGCAGGAAGAGTAAGTGTTATATCTCCTGATTGTGCTTGTGCTTTTAAGCCTGTGTAATTTGCTCCATCACTATCACCTTCACTTAGTCTTAATTCTTTTGCATTATCAAGAATTAAGTTACCTGTCATTGTGCCACCAGCTTTAGGCAAAGCAGCATTAGCAGTTGTTTGTGCAGCATCAGCAGCGTCTTTCGCAATCTTTACAGCAGCAGGAGTAGCAGCAGTCGTAGCAGAAGTTGATGTTGCACTATCTGTTAACTGAAGAACACCAACAGCACTTGTCGTTCCAGTAGCAATCTTTGATCCTGTAATCGCAGCCGATCCAGATATATCAGCATCAACAATGACTCCAGCAGCAATAGCTGTAAGTCCTGCATTATTAATAGAAATATCTCCTGTAACTGCTACTCCAGTTGCAACATTCGATCCGTTACCAACAAGAATTTGAGCAGAAGTTAAAGCAGCTAACTTACTAAATGCAATTGCAGCATCACTCTTAATATCTACGTTCTGGATCGTGTCATTGGCAAGCATCGTTCCAGTGACAGTCCCAGTATCTCCAGTTGTAATTACTGTTCCAGTTATGTTTGGCAAAGTAATAACTTTGTCTGAAGTTGTTGGTGAAACAACTGTCAATGTTGTCTCAAAAGCATCATCAGTTCCTGATCCTTCAAAAACGAGACTTCCATTAACCCCAATCAATAATTCACCAGTCATCTCACCTCCAGCTCTTGCTAATTTCTCTGACTCAACTTCTTGAAGTGCATCCTGCAAGTTGGTCGAACTAAGCTGACCAAAAGGTGTGAAAGTGATATTGCTTGCGACCTGGCCTGCTACGGTCTGCGATAAATCGATCTCGTTCCATGACGATCCAGCACTATTTGTAACCCCAAGAATGTAATCAGGAGGAGCAAGAGCAACAACAGGAGCTGGAGCACTTGGCGTTCCAGATGTAGCTACAACAACATATACACCGTCAGTTGTTGCTGAAGGCGTAGGTAAATTAGATCCAACCGCTAATCCAGCTGCAATACCACTTGTAGTGGTACTAACCATTTTTGATGTGCTGGCATTAAAAGTTCCTCCAAAAACAAGACTTCCTTTTGTAAGTGTTGTTATTGCTTGCCAAGCGTTTCCGTCCCAGATAAAACAATCTTCTGAAACGGTGTCAAAAAGTAACTGTCCATTATATTGGGCTGTTGGATAAGATCCAGTTTGTTGAACTGATTGGAATAAAGCTGTTGAACTGTTTGTTAATTTTGTTCCATCAATAGAATCTGTTCCAATCCTTGCAGCATCAATAGTTCCACTTGTAATTTTACTAGCAGCAAGATCAGGAATTAATGCTGCTGTTAATGCTGCACCTGTTGTAACTACACCTTTATCATTAACAGTAACCGACTGATAAGTGCCAGCACTAACTCCACTCGTTGAAGTCGTTAAATTACCACTACCGTCAACAGTTAAGCCACCTCCAGATGTTATCTGAACTGCACCTTTAGCACTCGTGGTCGCTACAGGGAGATCACCAGCTACTAATGCTGTGGCAGCAGTAATCATTCCTTGATTATTAAAAGTTATTCCGCTAACTGTTGCTCCAGTAACACTATTAGTAAGTGATAATGCACCTGCTCCACTAACACTTAACCCCGTTCCAACAGAAACCCCACCGACAGCAGAGGTGGTCGCAACAGGTAAATCAGCAGCAGCAAGAGCAACCGTTCCAGTAATCAATCCTTGAGCGTTATATGAGATGCCTGAACGAGTAGCAGCAGTAACGGCATTGTTTATTCCAAGATTGCCACTAGCTACGTTTAATGAACGATCCAAATTAGAAGTATTTAGCTTCGCGGGTGTAATAGTTGCGTCCCTTATCTTCGTTGCACCATCTAAACCTGTCGTAGCAGAAGTTGATGTCTCAACCTTATCGTTTGTAATTGCTCCGTTTTGAACAGCTCCAGTATCTACAGCGTTATTTGCAAGCTCGGAATCTGTTACAGAGTTTGCTCCTAACTGAGTTGAAGTTATACTCCCTGATACTAATTTAGTAGCCTCAATACTACCTGCTAATTGTGCATTAGTGATTGTTCCAACTAATGCTGAAGTTGGATAGCCTGTTGCATCTTGTAAATCAAATGCAGGTGTAGCATCAGTTGTACCAAGAGTTATTGTTACTCCACCAATAGACGCTGAAGAGGAAACAAGTTTAGAAACATCTATTGATCCTGCAAGTTGAGCATTTGTAATTGTCCCTGTTAAAGAAGACGTAGGATAATTAGTTGCGTCTGTTAAATCAAAAGCAGGAGTAGCATCTGAAGCTCCTAACGCAATAGTAACCCCTCCTAAACTTACTGAAGAATTTACTAATTTAGCGTTGGTAATTGATCCTGCTAATTGTGCATTACTTATAGTTCCTGTTAACGAAGCAGCAGGATAATTTGTAGCATCCGTCAAATCAAACGCTGGAGTTGCGTCTGTTCCACCTAAAGATATTGAAACGCCGCCTAAAGATATTGCTGTTGTTCCTGCGAGCTTAGATACATCAATAGAACCAGCTAACTGTGCATTAGTAATCGTTCCAACTAATGAAGATGTGGGATACCCAGTAGCGTCAGCAAGGTTGAAAGCAGGGGTGGCATCTGTGCCTCCTAAAGCAATAGATACACCCCCAAGAGAAACAGACGAATTAGCTAACTTTGCATTTGCAATTGAACCTGCAAGTTGAGCATTGGTAATTGTTCCAACAAGAGAAGAGGTTGGATAACCTGTTGCATCAGTTAGGTTAAAAGCAGGAGTAGCATCTGTTCCCCCAAGTGCTACTGAAACTCCTCCAAGAGATACAGCCGAACCAGTTAATTTAGATACATCAATTGATCCTGCTAATTGAGCATTAGTTATTGTCCCTACAAGATTTGTTGTCTTATATCCAGTTGCATCTGTAAGGTTAAAAGCTGGTGTTGCATCCGTCCCACCAAGTGCTAATGAAATACCTCCAAAAGAAACAGAAGAGTTAGCAAGTTTACTATTAGCTATTGATCCCGCTAACTGAGCGTTAGTTATCGTTCCACTTAAAGACGATGTTGGATAGTTAGTTGCGTCTGTAAGGTTAAATGCAGGAGTAGCATCTGTTCCGCCAAGAGCTAATGAGATTCCACCTAAAGAAATAGTTGAATGTTCTAACTTGGCATTTGTTACTGCATCATCTTGGATCGCTCCTGTTGCGACTTGATCTGTTCCTAATGTGCCTACCTTTGCAGCAGGGATTGAGGCTGCATCAATAAACGTAAGTCCCGCTTCAATTAAATCTTTAACTGTTACTTTTTTCGTCTCACTAGCACTAATATCTGCAATGGCTAATGGGTCTGTCGCTGCTACACCTGCTTCTGCTAACGCTGGCAGATTACTAATTTCAAGATCAGGCATTTCCCTTAACTAAGAACCAATGAACATATATTACGGCTGATCGAGCAATATGGGACTTTGATTTTCTTGGAGGATCTTATTCTCATCTTCCTGTAACAAGTATCCAGGTGTTGCTCCTGTATTTAAAGTAATTACATCAGTCGTTATAAATTCAATTCTTGTTGTTATTTCTTGGCTCGCAGAAACACTAACGGCAACATTTGTCACGACACATTTTGCTTCATACCAAACAGTATGAAGAACGGTATTTTGATCTTTGTAGATATAAAAACGTCCATCAAAATCTGCACCCTGCTGAAGACGAATAATTAATTGAGCAAGATAAAAAGGAAATTCTGGATCGGCAACAGGAGTATCATCAGCCAAATCTGAGTTGTGTTCCCACAAACAATTTAAAGTTCCTTGACCACTAATTAACCCTGCTTCATATTGTTTCTTAAACTGAGAACCTAAAGGAGTTAAATCAATTTGATCTCTGTTAGTAGTAATTTCAAAATCTGTTACTCTTGCTAAATGTCTAAACCTAGAATTAACAGTTTGAAGTGTTACTTGTTTTGCTGCACTAGGAGTCACAAGCGTCAAAGCATCTGACTGCCTTCCTGTTATCGCCTTTGCAAAAGTATCAAATAATCTGATTCCACCCATCTTATCTACATAAATATACCAATTCCCATCTGGATGATTATGACCACTAACCAACTCTAATGTGCTTTTATCAACTGTCGCAATCTCTACACGATCTCCAGTAATTAACGATCCAGAAAAACGATCAATTGAAAATCGTTTTGATCCTGTATTTACATCATACGGATCTAACTTTGTTTGGATAGGGGACGACAAAGTATCCCTGCGAATCTCTACTTCGCCATTTTGCCCAAAATAAACAGCCACGATTAAGTAGTAAGAGTATTACCTGAAGAAGGACCACCATCAGCCTCCCAATTAAAATCAACAGATGAAATCTCTCCTACAGAACTACTCATAGAAACTGATGTTATATATGCCTCAAATTCAATTTCT